TCTGCCTACAGGACCCTACACAACATGCCCCTGTCCATTGAGCTAGCCAGGGTTGTAGCCAGGTATCTGGCTGAAAAAGGTGAAATAAAGAAAGGAACAATGGAATGAGCGACTGGATGGGAAATACGCACACCGTCCTTGACTTCGGATTCGTCCGCCTCGAGAGCTGCAATGCCAGTGACCTCAGTGTCGTAAATTCGGCCCGGGTGTCCTTCGGTAAGCGTTCTTCCGAGATTCAAGAGTCTGACATTGGATTGATTAACTTTCTCATGCGAGAGAGGCACGGCACTCCGTTTGAGCACAACAGTTTTGTTTTTCACGTTAAAGCGCCTATTTTTGTTGCGAGGGAGTGGTTCCGTCACAGGATTGGTTCCTTTAATGAATACTCTGGTCGTTATTCAGAAATGCCCGAAGAGTTTTACATGCCAGATTGGGATGACCTGCGTACACAAACCGGCAAGCCCGGTTCATACACGTTTGAGCCAATCACCGATGAGGCAACGTGTGAATTCATTGAGTCTGCACTGACTACTGCATATACACAATCTTTTGCGATATACCGTCTTCTTCTTGATAGGGGTCTTGCCAAAGAGCTTGCCCGTCTCGTCATCCCTGTAGGTGCATACACTGAGTTCTACTGGACTGTAAACGCTAGGTCGCTGATGAACTTCATTAGCCTACGCGGAGATGACACGGCGCAGCTTGAGATACGCAAGTTCTCAGAAGCGGTAGAAGAGTTCTTCTCCCTGAAGATGCCAATTACACACTTGGCATTCAAGGAAAACAATCGTATAGCCCCCTGAATAAATTAAACCAACAGGCAAGCAGCATAATTTAATTTAGGAGAGACATGACAAACGTAGAAGTGCTCATACGAGTAATCCGTAGTCATTATGACCGGCATGAAAAGCTCGCTGACTATTTCATACAAGGTCTCAATAAGGCCGACGAGAATCCCAAGACACCCCGGAAGACTATTGAGCAGCTGGAGAGGGGCTTTGGGTTCAATAACACCATGGCGTACATCCTTGCGGACATACTGGAAAAGGCAGCCGAGCTTGGCGTCGCAGGGGATTATCGACCCGAGCGGGTGCTCTGAGTAAATTCAGCGGAAGTTGAGCCGCCCAAACACTGGCGGAGAGCTCCCCACGCAGAATGCCCGTGTAAAAAAAATTTGGCGACATCCGTTGCGGATTGCGTTTGCGTAGTGATGGCAGGCATTTCATGGCATCCAAGTAGTTGATGTCGGCTAATACCCATAGACCGAATGCCTGTTCGTTTGAGCCGGCGCTGCCCCACTCAAGACCGAACGCCCGTTCGTTTGATACTGCTAGCACGATGCTCACAAAGAAATCCAAAGAAATACTTGACAGCCTCACAAAAATGTCCTAGTGTGTCTTTCACAGGGCAAAACGCCCCAAACACAAGGAGAACAAAATGAAGAACATGACCTACCAGCAAGCACTGAAATACGCCTTTGACAAATACAGCCTGCGCCACGCAGAAGCAGACGATTTCATCATCTTCATGGGCAAGGGGATGAGCGAAGTGCAGGCGTACAACGCAGTCATCGCCAAGAGAAACGCACAACTGGACGCCAAGTAGTCACAGAATGCCCCAAGAGGGGCGAGAGAGGAACCCCCCGCCTCTCTCGCCCCTCTTTCCCTGCCCCCTCCTATTACGCCAATAATGCCCCCTGTCACGCCCTCATGACTGAAAAGCCCTACGGGTGACCTACGGGTGACCCCTGATGCCCTATCCCCATGCCAGTAGCCCCCTGCCCCAGACAAGCAAGGAAGGTAGTATTGTGATGACCCCAGACAAGCACGAGGCTAACTACTGTGACCACTATGACAGAGAACGCATACGACACCCTGTACGCCACCATCTACCCAGATGAACTAGAGGAAGCACTAGCAACAGGCATTACAGGCGACCACTCAGGAGTGTTGCTTACAAACCGAGATGTCTACTCAGCAGGCTTCATCAAGATGATAGGCGGCATTCGCATCTCAGGATTCACCAACATGAATGTGAATGGAAGCGAAGTAGCAGTGCCATCGTATGAGAGGTTTCACAATGTTGTTGTGGTTGTCATTGACAGGTCAAAACTGAATCCAATGCTCTTGGTTGAGTCACAGGATGACTACTCATCGCCCTTCTATCCAAAGGACATGAAGTGTTGGCATTACGAAGGTGTGATTGACCCGTCCATGTTCTCAGGTCATGAGACACTGCCACTGTCATCACCATCTATTCCGATGGAGCCGTAGGCACGTACGGGTGACCTACGGGTTAATTTTGTAGGGGATGAGGGACTCGAACCCTCACGACCGGAGTCTGGGGGTTTTAAGCCCCCTGCGTCTGCCTATTCCGCCAATCCCCCCAGTGTTTAGTCTTGGAATGGATACTCAAGGTTGTTGCACTGGCTGAACAGTGTAAGACGTTCCTCTTCAGTCATTGATGCAGCCTTCTCAGAGACCCTGTATACCCACTCACCATCTTCACGCATGTTCACCTCAAGCAGTCCAACCTGGACCATACGCCAGAGGTCAGCTTCAAGGTCTGTAGGTGTGTATTCCTCTTTCATTAATAATTTCCTTCTTTAATAGTGGTGGGCAAGAAGGGAGTCGAACCCTCACACCATTCGGTACAGGAACCTAAATCCTGCGCGTCTGCCTATTCCGCCACTCGCCCAAATACATGTCACACAATTATTGACTGATTAGGTAATCAATTGAATCTATTATTGAAACCTATGGATTACTTCATCGTTGAGCATTTAATCAGAACAAGAACAAGACGTCAACACTGGTTCAGAATATTCTTCTAGGCGAATAGGGCCAGCAGGGTGGTCCGACAGTGCCCATGACCCCAAACACTGTCTTCCCCGCAGAAGGGATACGGGTGCCACCTTTTCGCCCGGAAAGGAGGAACAGGCTAGCTGGCTTGATGCCGACTTTAGCAGGCTAGAGAGCTTGCGCCAGGAAGCCCTCGTGCCTCAGCCCGTAGATGAGCTCCTCGTAATAAGCATCAACCTCTTCGTCTGGTATCTCGTTTGTGCTCATATCAAGAACCTTTGAGAGCATCACTGGTATTGGAGCATCAGAGCTGCGCAATACAGACTGACCAGGATAATACATAAGCTCAGAGAATTCCACTTTTCTTGGCCATGTCACCCTGTATGGTCTTGTCATTATGGAGAACTCAATACCATCAACGTGAGTGAACGTTAGACACTCAAAGACATTTGGATTTTTTACAAACATCACATCAAGAGATTCGTCACGGGTTTCCTCTGGGTTGGTACTGCAGTATCCCTCGGCAACAAGAGTGAATTCACTCACCCCCCAGCCCTGCCTCATTATGCACGCGGCGTTAATTAGCTTCTTGAATCTCTCAAGCTTGTCGCCGTTCATAATCTTGTCTTCCATCTGGCAGATTATGGCAAGCCTGTCATCAACCCATCCATATAGAGATATGGTCAGGTCTTCGCCAACGCCATACTCTTTAACTATGTCAATTTTTGCACACGACACAGATTCAATGACAAGCGCCATTTTGTCTATTGAGTTTTCTGCAAATGGTCTTGTTGACATCTCTCAAGACTACCCCTACGGGTGACCATCCCGCTGCTACTGTCTCCTGCATGGCAGATAAAAAGAAACCAGCAAAAAAGCAAGCACCAAAGAAATCGGCAGGCGCAAAGCCCAAGTCGGCTAAAAAAGCTGTAGCAAAGAAGGCTCCAGCAAAGAAGAAGCCGGCGCAGAAGAAGCCAGCCCAGAAAAAGACAAAGTCTGAGGCAGTGTCTGTAACACCAAACTTCACGACAACAACCACGTCAACAACAATCAGCGACGTTGTAAACGTCTTTGAGGCTTTTCAGAGTGTCAGTGGTGCTTCGCCGGTTCTTCCGAAGCCAGCAGAGGTAGAGAAGGTCAAGAAGACAATTATTAAAAAGCTCTTCGGGTGGCTTTCAAAGTAAACATCGTTACAGCTACTTGATACCATTTGCCAGCGGCAAGTAGCTCAGTTGGATAGAGCAACAGACTTCTAATCTGAAGGTCGCAGGTTCGAATCCTGCCTTGCCGGCGAAAGAGAGACTGCAATGTCAGATAGTACTTGGACTTGGGTTCTGTTTGGCATGGAAATTATCGGCGTCCTTGGAATGTTCGCCGTCGGTCGCTTGAAATGGTGGGGATGGGTAATTGTCCTTCTTCACAGCGTGCCATGGTTCATATATTCCATAGGCAACAACAAGCCAGGTTTTGTCGCAATGTCCTTGATGTGGTGGACAACCCATGCTTATAATGCCCTGCGATGGAAGAGAACAAGCCGCCAAAGCTAAGTCTGTGGCATAAATTCCAAATATTCTGGATTTGTGTTTGCATTTTCTACATCATACGCTTAATATTTCAAGCGGTAGTGTATTAAGGAGTGTATACGGGTTAATTCTTTGCCACCCATGGCCTAGTTCTGTTGAAACCTATCGTTGGTTATCGTCAACAAACAGAACTTGGAAAAGCCCATATATAGCCGGTTCGACTCCGGTCACTACCACTACGGGTCGCTAACTCAATTGGCAGAGTAACGGACTTTTAATCCGCAGGTTCTGGGTTCGAGTCCCAGGCGGCCTACCAATAGTATTCTCTATAAATGCAAGATATTGATAGAGAAACATCTGTAAATCCGATTGGTCCAGACAGAAGACCATGTCCAGTGTGTGGACATCCAACAAGCGATTGCTCTACGGGTGTTGAAACAGACCTAGAGTCTCGCCCCATCTTTAAAGAGACAGCAGCTCTCACTCAAGAACGAAGCGTGTATGTGCACACGGACATCATTGAGGAAAGAGAAATCGCACCACATACACGGGTGAACTTTGTGATTGCAAAAGCTGGAACATACGTAACACCAGCAAAAGCAAAAGAGTTGGGGATTATTTAAGCTTTACCAGCGGTGTCGTTGATAGTAAACTAATAGACCACTCACCAACCACATCTAGGGGTAGATATGTCTTCACTTTTATCAGACGATTTTGTTTCCATTTACAAAGGCAAGACAGCACCATGGGGTTTTGGTGGACTTGGTGAAGTCGTGTTTCTCCGCACATACAGCCGAAAGGTTGATGGAATAAATCGCAACGAGACATTCGTAGAGACAATCAAGCGTGTTATTGATGGCGCTACAGCAATTGGTGTTCCATTTACACAAACACAAGCTGAGACATTGTTTGACCACATGTTTAATCTCCGTTGTCTTCCTTCGGGTCGTGCGCTTTGGCAGCTAGGTACACCACTGGTTGCAAAGTTCAATGCGACCTCACTCAACAACTGCTATTTCACCAACATCGAGAAGATTGAGGACTTTGAGCTTCTATTTGATTACCTCATGCTTGGTGGCGGTGTCGGGTTCTCCGTTGAGCGTTCCAAGATTCATGAGCTACCGAAGGTAAAGGGTGGCATCACAATCACGCACGAGCGGACCAATGATGCGGACATCATTGTTCCCGATTCTCGTCAAGGATGGCGTCGTCTTCTTCACAGTGTTCTAAAGTCATATTTTGAGACAGGTAAATCATTTACGTACTCCACAATTCTGGTTCGGGAATTTGGAGCGCCACTAAATACATTTGGTGGAACGGCATCCGGACCTGGCGCGCTCATTGATGGAATAGCAGATATATGCAAAGTGTTAGATAATCGAATTGGTAAAAAGCTGAGGTCAATTGATGTTCTGGATATTTGCAACATTATTGGTCGCATTGTTGTTTCCGGCTCGTCTCGGCGGTCGGCGCAAATAGCAATTGGAGACCCAGATGACGTCCTCTTCCTGCGGGCCAAGAACTGGGGTAGCGGCAATGTCCCCGCATATCGGGCAAACTCCAACAATTGCATTTATGCAGATGCATACGATGAAATCATGCCAGAACTATGGAAGGGCTATGACGGCTCTGGCGAGCCATACGGGCTTGTAAACAGGAAGCTGGCACGCACATACGGGCGTCTTGGCGAGAAGCGCCCTGACCCCAGCATCGAGGGGTTCAACCCATGTGCCGAGATAGGTCTTGCCGATGGTGAGTCCTGCAACTTGGCAACAATATTCCTGCCAAACGTTGAGTCTCTTGAGCAGTTTGTTGAAATCAGCACACTTTTGTACATGATTCAAAAACAAATTACTCGCATGGGTTACCCATATGAGAAGACAACTTCAGTTGTGCGTCGTAATGCACGTCTGGGTCAATCAATTACAGGAATACTTCAAGCAACACCAGAGCAACTCGGGTGGTTATCAGAGGCGTATGAGAACCTCCGCAACCTTGATGCCTCATATTCGGAAGAGCATGGGTTCCCACAGTCCGTGCGGCTGACAACAGTTCAGCCATCTGGGACACTGTCGCTATTGCCTGGCGTTACACCCGGTGTTCATCCAGCTTATGCAAAGCACTACATCCGCCGCGTTCGTTTTGGCGCATCAGACCCACTTGTAGATGCATGTCGTAAACGTGGCTATCGGGTTCAGTGGGACATTGGAATTGACGGGCGAGAGGACCACACTAGGTATGTGGTTGACTTCCCATGCAAGTCTCCAGAGGGCTCTGTTTTGGCCGCCGAGATGACCGCCATACAACAACTTGAGTGGGTCAAGAAGATGCAGACAGACTGGGCTGATAATGCCGTATCTGTCACAGTTTATTACCGCAAGGAAGAGCTGTCTGAAATAAAAGAATGGCTTGAGAAAAATTATGATAAAGGCGTTAAGTCTGTTTCTTTCCTTCTCCATACAGACCATAACTTCCCTCTCCCCCCATATGAGGAGATAAGTGAGTCTGATTACAACAAGTTTTTGTCAAAAATTGACTTTTCTGTGCCATTGACAAATGATGCATTTGATGAGGATTTTGATGTTGACAATTGCGCCACGGGTGCCTGTCCAGTTAAATAATAAATAAACACTACACGATGAAAATTTAGTGTAGACTTTCATCACCACAACGACTTTGGAGGTCAAATAATGTCAGCCGTTAATGCTTACTCAGTATTTTCCATCTCGAGCGATGAGACACTCGCTACGGGTACCGCAAAGGGTCGCTTCATTGCCCCATGCGATGGCAAGATTGTCGCCGTCAAGGCGTGCTCGCTTTCAGCTCCTGCTGGTGCGTCAATCATTCTTGACGTAAACAAGGGTGGCACAACAATCTTTACGACTCAGGCAAACCGCCCAACAATCGCCGCCGCCGCCACAACTGCAACGCTCGCTGGTGCGCCAGAGGTTGTTGAGTTCGCCGCTGGCGACGTCATCACTGTAGACGTTGACCAGGTTGGCTCCAGCACCGCTGGTACCGGCTTCACCGTCTCAATTGCTTTCGAGGGCAAGACCGCCTGATTTAAATCTAAAAGCTACCTTAGACAGAAGCCCTGGGTTGTTGACAGCCC